TAGGAAATCTGGCAGTAACTCTAAAGAAGGTTGCATTGGGTTGCCGACAGTTCCTTCAAAAACAGGTGCTGGTCTCGGTGCTGGCGCTGGTGCTGGTGCTGGTCTTGGTGCTGGCGCTGGTGCTGGTGCTGGTCTTGGTGTAGGTACTGGCGTTGGAGCAGGAAGCACAGTCGGTATACCAACCATTTGATTTTGTGGTGGTGTAAATACTGGAGCTGGTCTAGTGATTCTAGGCTCAGGTTCTGAAGGAGGAACGTTACCTCTACCTACGCCTAACGGCATCTGCATTTCTCTTAATCTATCGTATAAAGCCATAACTAGTATTTTAACTCCATTAATGCCTCTCCGCCTCTATTAAGCTCTAAATCTTCACCTATTAATACTGGGCTAGTGGTTTCTATTTGACCTTCTTCTGGCTCAGTGAAACCTGAGACGAGCTCTGTTGATCTACCGTAAGTTCTGCCCATACCTCTAGCAAACTCTTTTACAAAAGGATTATTAAAAAATACTTTACGTTGTTGAATATCTTTAAGATATTTACGTGGGTTTAGCAAAGTTTCTATAAACTTAGAATTTTTATAAACACCTAGTAATTGTTTAGCAGCACTCAACGCCCTACCAGGAGCGGTAAAGAATCCTACATAAACTCTAGCCATTTTATTTAAAACTTCAACGCTTAAATCATCACCGCCTTTAGCTCCAGGATTAACTTTCATATCGTCAATCAGGTTACTTAAAAAGCGTAGATTATTACTCATTTCTTTAGGAAACCATTCGTCTAACATAGCACCATAGTCGTCTATGTATTTTGGTAAACCTTCACGGAATCCGTTAGTTTGTTTACGCATATCGTTAAGTATAAGTAGACGGTATTCATCTGCTAGTTCTTGGTTTTCACCAATGATATCTTTTACTTTTTGAGTTTTAGTTATACCTTCACGTTCACGTGTCCATGTATTACGGAAAATGTATTCAGGCTCAGTATTCTTGCCCCATGGTTCTCTTTGTAGATCACTGATGATTCTACTAATTTGTGTTTCTTGTCTGTTTAGTTGTTTAGCCCAAGTTTCTGCATTTTTAAACGCTGTTATATCGGCATCGTCAAATAGGTCTTCAATTAAATTTTTATTTTCTGTTAAAAACTTATTATGTGCATCTCTTGACATAGGCATTAAATTACCTGCCTCGTCAGTTTGTAACATAGTTTTATATTTATTTTTTAACGCTTTCTTTAATAATACTCTTGAGTCTACATACTCAGGATCATTTAGAAAACTTTTAAAGAATTGACGGTCACTAGTTTTAGCTAAATCTAAAACGTTGTCTAATATTTTCTCTTCTGTTTTATTGTCACTGAGTATTTTGTTGAGTTTAATTTTAAAACTTTTGCCTGTACCAGCTACAGCTCTATCGCCTTTTTGAATATCTTTTACAGTTTGACGTAAAGAATCTAAAGCTACGTTAGGGTCAACAGTATCGTCTAATAACGTGTTGAGTTGCGAGTCAAAACTACCACGGACTTCTTCTATAGCTCTTTCCGCTTCTAGTATTTTAGGGTCAACAGTTTCTTCAAACTGACCACGCATACCTAAACCCAGTTCTTGTTTACGTACTACTTGTTCAGGCTCAAGTCTAGTAAGTTCTTCACCTACTGTGCCTTTAGTCGGCATGACTTCACCTGCTTCTTCAACAGTTTCTGCTACTGCACGTTCTTTGGCACCACTGCCTTTTTCAAGTCTATCTGCTATTGCTGCTGCTCTTACGTCTCCTTTAGCTGCAGCGTCCACGAGCTCTGCTTGAAGACCTCTTCTTATAAGTGGAGAGCCAACGCTACCAGCTTCCATAATTTCTGGCACAGTTGCGGTTTCTAATATCTTTTGACCTTTAGTGCCTTTTACAGATTCTTCTAGAGCTTCAAAAGCAGTAACGAATTCTTCTTCGTTAACTCCAGGAATAGCTTTAGTATTACCTAAAAATTTACTTAAAGCCTTAAACGCACCTATACCACCTAAACTAAACAAGGCAGTAAAACCTGCGTCTTTCATAGCTGTAGTTAATATTTTTGAGTTGTCGTAGCTTTCGTCCAGTAAGCCTTGATCTTTTAAAAAATTTAAGTTATTTAAACGCCAAGCGAATGACGCTAAAACTTCGCCAGTATATCCACCCACCACAGGAGAAACACCAGTTACCGCCCCAACTCCAGCACCTGCTGCTCCACCAGCAAATTCTGCTATTAAAGGTTCAAGACCAGCGGTGAACGAGCCAATGTCCATGCCAGGAGGATTAATAAATTTTAGTTCGTTGTCTGTGGGGTCACGGTAAATAACTTGTTTGTCAAAAGGCTCACGTTGAAACTCATAATTGAACTTACTAGGTACATCAAAATTTTCTCCGTAGTATTGTTTAATTAGTTTTTGTACACCTGTGTCATATGTGTCTTCTGGTAAAAATGCAGCGAGTCTACTTATTTGACTAGGAGGATCTTCTTTTATACCTGCTTCTCTAGCCATTTGAGTTCTAGGGTCAGTAGGCTCCATAAGTTCTCTAAAACCTCTAAACTGAATAGGCGACATAGGCGGTAACCCAAATGGATCCATCCCTCTGCCAGGACTATAGAATCTTTCTCTAAAACCTCCAGGTCTACCAACTGCTATATCAATTAAGTTTTGAGGTACACCTAAATCTTCTACTAAAAAGTTTTTAAAACTATCCCCGAAACGTGCACCGCTGTATGGTTTATCAGCTATAGCTTCAGGGTATTGAAAAAGTTGACTCTCTTCAATATCCTCTAAGTAGGCATCTAAATTTACTACATCATCTTGAGCCATTATTGAATACCTGCGTTTTTATAAAAGTTTAAATATATTTTAAATCCTTGAGGATTTCTAGTTCTAGAAAAATATGTTTTTAAATTTTGGTTAAATTCTCTCACGTCGCTTGGGCTAAGACTTGCTGCGTAACCTACTAAATCTTCATAGGTAGCGTCATTAACTCCAGGCAACGGATACCCTGTACTTTCTACAGGAGAAATACTTTCACCTGTTGACAGTTGTAGTGGGTTTAATTTAAGGCTAGTGATAGTCCTACTTGAAACAGCTGAATCAGTACCTAGTTTACGTGGTGTGGTGATAGTGTTAAGTTTTTCTCTTAATAATTCACTTCTTTTATCAGCTTGAGTATACAGCCCTCGTGCGTCAAACAAGTCAACAACTTTATCTTCATATAAACCTGTTTCTTCATTTTTAACACGCATAGCCCTTTTTATAGGTAGTGTTCTAGCTGACTCGTAATAAAGTAATTCTGTGTTGATTATGTCACGTTTGAAGTCATTAATAACTGCTAAAAAGTCTTCAGCGTTAGTGGCGTTAGCCCCTACACGTTTCATAAATAGTTCCATATCTTTATCAGATATAGCTCTAAGGTCAGGGCTGGGGTCACCTCCCGAAGCTGCTGCACCTTGTAAAGCAATATTAAATAATGCTGCTTGAGCTCTAGCTCGGTCAGGAGCAGAACGTATTATATATTGACCTAGTCCGCTTTTTTCTAACTCTTGAAAACCTTGACTGTTTAATATAGTGTTTTTAAAGTCTGTGTAAGATACAGGTTTATCACCTATTTGGTATTGATATTTTTCAATTTTGTCACCTTGTGCGTTAGTGCCAAAACTAGATTCAAACGCTTTACCTGCTGCATTAACAGTAGCGATAACTTTTCTACCGAACTCAAGACCTGCTCCTGCTAAGTTATTAAAGGCTAAATCAGGGTTTTCCATACCCATAACTAGTTCTTCTAAGTTTTCTGCTGTTGTTAAAACATTGTCAGTTAAGAACTGTCTACTTCTAAATTGAGTAGCAATCTTTTCTACTTCTTGTCCAGCTTGTTTATCATTTAAACCACTAAAACCACTGCCGTCACTACCAATCATAATAGTTTGGTCACCGTTTGAAATACTAGCAGTTAAACCACCTTTTAATTTATAGCGGTCAATGTTTTTAAAATATTGGTCAGCTGGCACACGTTCAAGTTGATCTGTTTCTAAGTTTATAACTTCGTAACTGGTGCCAGGTTTCGGTAAAACTTTAACTTCTTTAGTTGTATCGTTGAGTAACGTATTGAGTGCACTTTGACCTACAAATTGATACTTATAGGGTGTGTCTTTACGTGCACCTTTATCACGTACCATAACTTGAAACTCATCGTCAGCACCTTCAACACCAGATTTAACAAAACCAGTTATTTTTCCATCGTCTAACATTTGAGCATATTGTGCTGCCATAGCGTTAGTCATAGGTCTTTTGCTAGTAGAGCCGTCAGAGTATGTAATTGTATAATTACTTAAAGCACCCATACTATCTGAATCATACTCTTTTATAGAGCCAACACCGAACTTAGCTTGATATAACCCAACCTGTGGTGAGGTAAGTTGCATAATCGTTGGTGTGTCACCTCCAGGCAACGTAACAAGATATTCTTTACGTGTACCTGTAAGCATTTCGTTTTGTAATTTAATATCAGCGTCAATTTGCTTACCTATAAAGTCCATAACTTGTTTGTCTTTTTGCATGGCTCTTTGTAAGTCTATACTGTTTATAGCTTTAGTGTAATCTTTTTTCTCTTTAGCGTATTGAGCTAAACCTGTAGTAACTGCTGATGTAAGTGCTGTTGCCCAGTTTTCACCTTTTGTACCAGCTTCTGCTAGTTTTAACCCAGCCATCATTATAGCAAAATCTTTATCAGGTAGCGGTATTAAGTTTTTATAATCAACACCTGCGTAATCTGCTAAAGCTCGTTTATATACATCAATAGCGTCTTCATCAGATTGACCTGAAAGTATTTTTTGTGCTGCTAATACTTCTTCAGCTTGACTAGGGTCATCAATCATTAATTGAGCATTAGCTCTATTAACGTCTTGTTTAGGAGTAGTTTCTTGTATGTCAAAATCAGTATCTATATCAGGCTCAACCATCATCATAGGGTCAAAACCTAATTCATCTACTAAATAGTCGCTTATGTCTGTACCTAAGTTTGGCATTATTGAGCTTATATCAGTATTTAACTGGCCACTCAAACTAGACAACCCCATACCAGTAGGAGGAGTAGCTACTGTAGGACGTTGAGAAATATCACTTTGTAAAATATTTAAAAGTGTTTCTCTTGGTATACCTGTTTGCTGTGATACAGTTTCAACAGGTGTGTTTTGAGCTAATAAATTTCTTGCTGCTTCTAAATTATTGAAGTAAGCATCTTGATTAATCATTAGGTAAGAGCTCCGTAAGCTGCGATAGCTGTACCTAGCCCTTGCATTAAGCTGTTACTAGGTGCACTAGTGCTGGCTTGTGTTAAAGTTTGACCGCCTAAAGCTGGAGCAAAACCTGCTGCTAACTGACCTATTTGACCAAAGGTCTGCATAGGCAAGTTGTATTGACCTAAGAAGTTTTGGTAAGCTAAGTCTAGACCTGCTTGTTGCTGACCTCTCTGCATACCGCCTACGCCTAGTAGTCTATTAATATCTGTACCCACTAAGCCACTTATACCTTGTCCTAACCCTGCCATCTGCTGACCTACGTTAGCACCGTATTGACCTAATTGTAAGCCTGTGCTAGAAATATCTCTACCTACTCCGCCGAGTATATTACTGAGCCCTGTGCCTAAACTACCTAGACCACCAGCCACGTTTCCGTACACACCAGCTAAATTTGTACCGAGCCCAGCTAGTTGAGCACCCATACCAGCACGTTGTCCTGCCATATTGGAAAGTGCTGCAGCTTGATTAAGTCTAGCTTGTTGTTCGCTCAATTCTGATTGACTTAAAGCCTGACCTCTAGCTAATTCAGTTCCTGCTCTTTGTGCTCCTAAAGCACCGTACTGTTGTGCTATGGCTCTGGCTTGTTCAGCTTCACTAAGCCCTAACCCAGCTAAAGCCTGTCCTCTTTGTAGAGCTGTTTGAGCTTCTTGACCTGCTAGTGAGCCGTATTGTGAACCTAGTTGAGCTTGTAGCCCAGCTAGGTTAGCTTGTCTAGCTTGTTGTGCTTCAAAGGCTTGCTGAGCTTGTTGTTGAGCACTACCGTAACCTGCTGCTCGTATACCGCTTATAGCTTCTGTAGCTCCTCTACCAAACTGTCTAGCTATATCTTCTTGAGCTAATCTTCCTCTAGAACCGCCAAAAGCACCACTAGCAATTTGTCTAGCTCTTTCACCTATATCAGCTCTACCGTATTGTTCACCTATGTCTTGTAATGTTTGTTGTACTACTGCTTCTTCAAACGGATTGTAGAACGTTGCAGCTCTTGAAGGTTGATAGGCTTGTGTAGATAATAAACCGCTTAAACCTGCCTGACCTAAAGCCCCTCTAGCTTCACCAAACTGTGGTCTTGCACCAGTAATTTCACGTCTTGCTTGACCTAAACTGGGTCCTGCTCTTAAAGTTAAGGCTTGAGCTCTACTTAAATCATCTTGGGCTGTAGCTCCTCTTAGTATGTTTTGTGCTTCGTTTAAACTAATTCCTGCTCTTGAAGCTAAATTTTGAGCTTGTCCTAAAGTACCTAATCCGCCTCTAATTGCTCGCTGACCTTCAGTAGTTCCAGCTGTTGCTATTTCAGGTACAGTTCTGAGTATGTCTGCTGCTTCACGTACAGCACCTGCACCTTCACGTCCAGCTTGTTGTAAGTATCTTGTGCCTATATCACTAGCTCTACGTACATCGGTTAAACCTTGTTCGCCTAATTGTTCAGCTCTACGCATATAAGGCATATAAGCACCAGCACTTTCTCCCACTAGTCTAAACGCTTGTTCTTCTGCAGGAGTAAATTCAGCTATCCGTTGACCTGTGTAGGTATAAGGTGTAGCACCTTCTACGCCCATACCTAAGATACGGTTTACTAATTCTTGATTGAGCAAGGGCAGAATGCCAGGAATATTGGCTCCTGGAACACCAGCGAAAAATTGTTGTAAGTACGCTGGTGGTAAACTTTCAGTTCTTGCGTATTGTGTTTCTGTAGCCATTATGCTTTACCTAACCCCATGTTCTGTGCTTTGTTTTCATTAAAATTCATCATAGCGTATAACGCTTCTATACCTCTGCTGTGGTCTCCGTTACCTATACCTTTTACAGCTTGTTTAGTCATTACGAACTCACCGTCGGCGAGCAACGCTGGTATAGTGTCTTTATTACCTGATCCCTCAGGATCGCTTAGACCACCTCCTGAATTACGTAAATCTACCTCTGGCATTGCTCCACCGTCAGCGAGTCTTGCTACACCACCATCTTTAGCAGCCATGAGTTCTTGTTGACTAAACTGAGGAAAGGCTAACGTACCGTAGTCTTCATCTTGACCTGCTAACATCTGTAAGTAGGTTTGTGTAATCGGGTCTACTGCTCCTGGCATAGCACTAGCTAGTGTTGTACTAGCTGAGGGTAAGCCTGAGGCTGTACCGTAAACGTCGCTCACTGTCGCTGGACGTAGCCCTTGTGTTAAATATTGACCGCCTGCTGCTGCTGGCATACTCGCTGTGCCTTGTTGTTCTCCCATTCCCCCTAGCATAGCAGCACCTGTACCTAAAGCACCTAGTTTTTGTAAACCTGTTAAAGAACTAAAGCTCAAACCTAAAGGGGTAGTAGGTATGGCTGTGCCTAATAAGGCATTTGAGCCCATTGAGCCAAGATTTTGGAAAAATCCGCCTATACCTTGTTGTGTTGCTGTTGGAGCGGAAAGTGATAAAAAGTTTCCGCTTCCTGGAGTTATCGTCTCTGGAGTTATGCCAAATCCTGTAGCTATATTAGCACCACCATAAACTTTAGCAGCACTAGTTAAAGAGTCTTGTAAACTTCTACCTTCACCTACTGAGCCTATGCCTTGACCTATAGCAGCACCTGCAGGACCACCAACAGCGAAACCCACTACGGTGGCTATGTCCCTTAGATTCTTTTTGAAAAACTTTTTTACACTTTTACCTAAACCCATTAGTTTCCTCTAGTTACACCTTTCATTTTTTCGAATGTACGTAAGCCACCTAAACCGAGCATGCCCATTAGGATGGTGCTGAGCTGACCGAATTCAAACTCAGGTAAAGTAATAGTATAACCTGAAAGTGCCAATATAGTAGCTAAAATAGGACTTAAAATGAAGTGATATCCTAAAGCTGTAGCACATATCCAACCGACACAAGGTCGCCAACCAGCTACAAATATACTGGCGTGTTGTGCTTCTGCTTTATTTAGTTCTATTTGTGCTAAGTTAGCGTTGTGTAGAGACATCTCCATCTCATGTTTAAGAGTATTTTTTAAGTCTTTATCTACTATAAACTTGTCTACTACTCCGCTAACAACGTCTAATAATTTATTTGGTATCATGTTGTTTTGCCTTTATTTCTCTTTCTTGCATTAACAATTTTAGCTCGTACCATCTATAAAAACGTTTATTTACGTCATCCCAAAACAATCCTTTATAGTCATGGAGTTCTGTGTTGGGGTCTTTATTTTCTACCGACATACAAACCAAACCATGCTGCACCTGCGCCCACTACAACTGACACAAAAGCACTTTGTGCGTTAGTGGGGTCAGCTAACGTCATAAACCACTCTGTAGTTCTATAAAAAGCTATTCCGTAAAGCGTTATTAAAAGCCTAGGAAACACTCTCCACTTATCAAAGCCTTCGGCTAAGTTATACCAAGTTTTGCCCTCATTGACGTTAATCTCAATTTTATGGGCTTCTTTCATCTGTTCGTCTATGCTCATAAGCTATTCTTTTAGATTATTGTATAATAAATTGATTAATTTGATAAATTTTTCTTGTGGTAAATCGTGTTTTAAAAAGTTAATAACTTTACCCACCAACTGAATATTTTCAATGTGATAACCGCCAGCAGAGTCGATACGGTCAATAGATATATTAAAATCGGATTCCTCACCTGTACCTCGTTTGTATGTCATTTCAACACCAGTGAGAGCACACCTACCTAACTGTTTAGCGTAAAGAACGTTAAGTTGTTCAGGTGTTATAGTCCACTCCACACCTTGTTTTTTACGTGTGTATCTTAGCTGTGTACAAAGATTTTGTATATATGTAAACGGATTACTATTGATTTTTTCTTGTCTACGCTCTAATTTACAAGCGTTACACTGTCTACCGACTCTTTTATTTTGGTCAAAATCGTTTAAAGGTTTTTCTTTTTTACAGTATTTACACTTACGGAGTAACAACACTTACAGTACCTAAACTGCTAGTTAAACTATACCCAGCAGACGTAGCGTAAAACTGTGAAGTAAAACAATCACGCCATTGATTACCGTCCCAACATTGAAGCGTATCAGTGTTGGTATTAAAAATTAAAGTTCCTTGGCTCGGTGCTTCTTGGTCTCTTTCGGCTGTGCTTACTTGACGTGTATTATCAGGGTCAGTACTACCTAAGTTTAGCTCTAAAATTCTTATTAAACGGTTATAAACGTCTGAAGTAACAGGTGTGTCATAACTTATAGGTAACCTAGTAGGTAGTAACTTACTCATCTTCTACCGTCAGGTCTTATATCTATACGAGTAGCTCCGAGCCTCCAACCTGTGTCGTTATTACCGTCGCCTGAAGCGTCATCATCAGACTCAATTCTAAGTACAGCTTGACGGGAACGTGAACGTACATAAACTTGTTGTGTATCTCCTCCTACTTGGCTTGTGCTGTTAGTAGTGAGCGAGTCTCCTGGATAGTCTCTAGTTTTTAACACAACGTTTACTTTACCGTCGCTACTATTATTTAAAAACCGCATATCAGGTACTATTCTATTTATAAACGCAAAACTTTCACCGTCGCCTATATCAAAGTCTGCACTTTCTATATAAACGTTAGTCATAGGTGAGCCGTCATCGTTATATCCGTATTCGTGTTCGTACAAATAATTACTGCCTGTGGCACGTGGGTAGTTCACTATATTTCTATCCAACCAACAAGTTCTACTTAATTGACCGTAAGCCCATGCTTGTTCAACGTAATTATATGTAACGTATCTATCAACGTTATTACTACCTTCAGAACAGTAAAACCAACCGACTTCATTAAATTCATTATTGGTAAAAGCGAAAAACTGAAAACTTTGAGTAACATTCATTCCGCCAAAAACATAATCCTGCACAGGACAAGGTACTTTTTGTACAGCACCGTTGTAAACGTAAAAACTATCGTACCCCATCCAAAATACTCCGTTAGGAGCAGTTATTGCTGCGTTTGGTCCAATTAAACCTGTACCTTTATTAATTAAGTTTAAACCAAAAGTATAAGGGGGTCCAATAAATTGCATAGAATATAAAGCAGTGTCTGTCCAAACTAATATTTCTTGTCTAGATTTTTTAGCACCTACAATAATTGAACCTTCTGAAGCTCGTAAACTACCTGCGGTGTTAGTGTTAAGAGGTTCAAACTCTAAAGCATTTTCTTGGTCACTAAAAGCTATAAGCATAGGGTCGCTAGTACCAGTTCTAACCCCACCAGATAAAGGATCAGCTCCAAAAACTATAACATGTCTATCGGTTTCACTTACTAGTGTTTGTAGACCTATTGTAGGAACTTGATTAGCACCGCTTATGTTTTGTAGTTCTACCGCTCTTGTACTTACTCCGTTAGTAGCGTCCCAATAAAATATACCGCCATTACGTGGATTGATAATAAGATCTTCACCGAAGTTATCCGCAGACCAAAGTCTGAGCTGATTCGTAAAACTTAAACCTGTGGTTGAACCAAACGGTCCTGCTCCCCATGTACCTACGCTCCAACCAGTACTAGTACTGTAGACATTTAACCCCACGTTAATTTGGTATGTACCTACTACAGAAGCTCCTCCGTTACCTGTATCGGAAGCATTAGCTACGACAGTACTACCGCCAGTATCTTTAGCTGTAATTGTATACGTATCTGCATCTATTATAGAAGCTATTTGATATTCTTGGTTTAAAACGGTAGCAGTAATATTACCACCTAAACTAGCAGCACCGCTAAAAGTTACCCAATCATTTGCTACTGCTCCGTTAGAATTATCAGTTACCGTAATAGTGGAAGAACCATCACTAGCAGAAAACGTAACCAGCCCTGCAGTCGTAGTTCTACGGATAGGGGTTACATCGTAATACGTTCCCCCTTGAAGAATATAGTATTTTTCGTTAGTGCCAAGACCTAGTTCTTGTGTACCGTCTAAAAGTACCCAGTTGTGTAAATGTCTACCTGTACCTTCAAAAGTTGTATTGACTTCTTTACGCCAACCACCTATTTTTTCAGGTCTGCCAAAGTTAAAACGTATGAGGTTACAATCAAACCAACCGCCTTCTGCATCGTAAGCAGTTCCTTCTCTAAATATCCCAGGTCTGAATTGAAACTTGTTAAGTGCCATAACACTACTATTTTATAGTATTATTCAAGACTTTTATATTGTTTACCGTCAAAGATTAAAGCTCGGTTGCGGTTGTTATTTTCAACGTACGAAACATGTACCCATCCGCTAGATGGGTCATTTTCTTTATAAAACTCTAATAGGACGGTATCGTAGTCCAGATTATCCCTGATCCATACCCCAAGCTCGTAATTGGATACGGTTGGGATTTCAATATCTGCTGCTTGTCCGTGGATATGTTGACTGTTGTCAGATGAGCCAAGTTTTCTATTAAGTTTAAGGCAACGATAACCAGAGTTAGGTGAAAAAGGAACGCCATAATGAGTACGTACTGGCTCAAGGATATTTGAACAAAGTAATTGTAAATTTTTAAAAACGTGCTCATCTTTAACTTTATTATCTATATCAAAACGTTCAGCTAATTGTGAACGCTCAAGCTCTTTTAATTTAAAATGAGGTGACAGCCTCTCATTAGAGTTGTAGTCCATAATTAATTTATAGGAAACACACCTGTCGCTAAAGAAATAAGTAAAGTTGCTAAAAAGCCTATAAAAGCAAAAACACTCATTTTGAGCGTATTATTTATTTCTTGTACACTTTCTTCAATTGAGTCAAAACGATGAAAAGCAGTTTTCCATCTTTCTGCGCATTGCACTTCGTGTTTGGCTAGGTCGTGAGCTACATCTGCTGTTGTTTTTCTTAATTTACTAGCCATACAAGTATAATATACTGAGAAAATAATAAAGTTAAGTAGTTTAAAACTAAAAGAGCTTTTTGTTACTTGTTTTTAGCGTAGCCAATATTAATAGCTAAGATATTTACAATATTTTGTACTTTAGCAATCCATTTGTCATCTTTAACGGATGGAGTGGCTGCTGAGACTATTGAAGCAATAGTCACAATAAAAGTAATCCAATTCATTAATTCAAATACTGTCATCTTAATTTACCTCAACCTTTGCTTCCTCTTCTTCAGATTCGGCTACGGTTTTTTTGTACGACTCTAATAAAGCGTTTCTAAATACGCTTAAAGAAGCGTTGACCTGATCCAATTCAAAATTGATTCTAGCCTGCTTATTTTGCAAGTCGTTAATTTGTTGCGTAAAGTATAATTGCTCGTTAGTAAGCTCAGATACTTTAACTTCTTTATCATCAATTAAGACGACATTTTCTTCTGCTTTAGACATATCTCCTCCTAGCTATTTGCAGTAATGTAAGCGTTACCTGTAGAAATAGCAGAGTTATAGCTAGACTTATCTGAGCTATCAGCTACCACTTCTTCATAAGCTAAAATGATTTCAAGATGGTCAACATTACGCTGAACCATATCGTTGATTTCATTTTGTTCTAAGCCATCTACAGTCCAAGAGCCATTGTTTACACCATTTATCAAGCTAACAGAATCATCTGCTGCTGATAGGATTTGTGTTACATCTCTTTCGTTTTCCATTTTAGTTTCCTTTTAGAATATTAATTTCGTTTTGTAAGCTATCGCACTTAGCGGATAGTTCTTTTACAGCATTTACCAAGTACCAAGTAATATTATTAGGGTCTACACGAAGGCATCCTGTTGATTCTTCTTTTACCACATCAGGTAATATTTCTTGGATTTCTTGAGCAATAACACCTACTTGTAAACCTTCTTTTTTTACTACAGTAGCAGCAGGGCTTTCAAAATCTGTAATTTCTTCTTCTGTCCTGTATTCAAAATTTCTAACTTGTATTTGATTAATAGCATCAAGACCTGTGTCATTATCTACTATGTTTTTCTTAATTCTTCTATCTGAAGTAGTTGACCAAGTAGATGAATTATTACCCTGATAAACTCCTCCACCATTAGGATTTATAAATCCTGTGCTAGAGCCTTTACCAGTTGCTGAATATCCAATTACAATTTGATTCTCCTGTCCTGCTCCACCAAGCTCTGTAACTGCACCTATCAATATGTTAAAATTTCCAGTAGTTACAGTTGTATCACCTGCTGCCCAACCTACACAAGTGTTATAACTACCATTGTTACTAGCTGAGCTTCCTGCAAAAGTACCTAAAAAAGTATTTTGTTGTCCTGTAGTAACATATTCTCCTGCACCTGAACCCAAGCCAACATTAAAGTTTCCTGTGGTTACTCTTTGTAAAGCTCCATAACCTAAAGCGGTACTATTAGTACCTGTAGTGTTTGCTCCTAATGCATTCATTCCAACTGCTGTATTATCAGAACCAGTGGTATTTACATCTAAACAATTAGAACCTACAGCAGTATTATTTGAAGCTGTAGTATTTGAACCAAGTGCATTTCTTCCAATTCCAGTATTGTTTGAACCATCAACATTAGCATCTAAAGCTGCTGAACCTAATGCAGCGTTATTGATACCTGTAGTGTTTACTCCAAGTGCATCAACACCAACAGCAGTATTGTTAGATGCGGTGGTGTTATTTTGTAAACTGCCTTGACCAACTGCCGTATTACTAGCACCTGTTGTATTGTTTGTTAATGATGCTTGTCCGATTGCAGTATTTTTAGAAGCTGTAGTATTAGAATCTAAAGCAAGAGAACCTAAAGCAACATTGTTAAAACCTGTAGTGTTTTCTGCTAGTGCATCTTTACCAATACCAGTATTATTAGATGCTGTGGTGTTTCTACGCAAAGCACCTTGCCCTACTGCGGTATTGGATGAACCTGTGGTATTCCAATAAAGAGCAGGTAAAACTGAACCATTATATGAACCAACCGCAACATTATCTGAACCAGTTGTATTATTACCAAGAGTACTATCTCCCACACCAACATTACCAGTACCAGTGGTTGAAACACCCATAACTCCATAACCAAGAGCAGTGTTATAAGAAGCGGTAGTATTAGCATCTAAGGCATTAGCTCCAACTGCGGTGTTTCTTGTTCCTGTAGTATTTGCTGAGAGTACATTAAAACCAACTCCTGTATTGTAATCGGCTGTAGTATTAGCGTCTAAAGCATAAGTACCTACTGCGGTATTTGATGCGCCTGTAGTGTTTACTACTAAAGAAGATCTACCAACTGCAACATTATCAGAAGCAGTAGTGGTAGCACTTAATGAATTATGACCTAAAGCTGTATTGCTATCACCTGTAGTAATTTCATCTCCTGAATTACCACCTATTAGCGTGTTAGCAACACCATCGGTAACTACGCTACCTGCACCAAAGCCAACCGCAGTATTAAAAGTATCTGTTGAGGTTGCTTTAGTCATGTAGCGCAAAGCATCTTGTCCTATCGCCACATTTCTATCTGCTGCTACATTCGTAGCTAAAGCATTATAACCGATAGCTATATTCTGATTTCCTAT